CAGCTTTTCGAGTAAGTAAACCGGGCAGTTTGGATTTTCTGCTACTTCATCGCGCACAAGTCCACATTCATCATCTGCCAGCTTTTCGAGTAAGTAAACCGGGCAGTTTGGATTACTTGCTACTGAATGCCGAAGTGACCAATCTTTATCATCAGTAAAAACTTCTAATAAATCAACAGGACAGTCTAGACTATGGGCAATTCCATACTTATAATTAGCATTTGCAAAAAACGAGATGTAAAACCAAATTAGTTTTTTTCTGACAAATTTAAGCATAATAAAGAGAACTCATAGAACAACTATAGCACCATCAAGACCATTTAAACAGGCTAGTGGACAGTTCAAAAACTGCAACACTCACTCTTCTTTAGGTTCTGTAATAGAAATCTTATAATTTTTAGGTTTTAGTCGATAACGATCAATATATTTTTCGCAATCTATGCTATCTTTAAAGTAACAATCTTTATAACCACTTTCGTCTTTGTGTCTTAAGTGAACGGGAAAAGACTCGTGAAACGGAATCTTAACAACATCAACCTGTTTAACTTCTTTGGGCGGTCTGACTCTCGTTGATCTCTTTTTTCTCATCGGCTAACTTTGATAGAATTAATTCTAATGCAAAAGGAACTTTAATTTTACGCTCAGCATCATCAAAAATTCCATCACTATTAACAAATTCCTCGTAGAGAGTTTCACGACTATCTTCGACACCAACTTTATGTAGTTGAAGTGGATAATAATCAACTCGAAAAACGCCGTGACGTAATCTTAAAAAACCAACCAAGTTATCCTGTTCGTAAACGGTATAACTCTCAGGACAAGCATAAGAACTCCTAACAACTCGTAAACCCTCAAAGTTAAAACTTTCTTCATAATTCATTGTTTTTCTCCAAATTTATCTTTCCAATAAGTGTTGTAAATAACGTATTTTGTAATAGAGGCTGGACGATTTAAAGACTCGCAACATTCTAGATACGACCTGAAATTGTAGTTCGGCATCGTTTTATCTAGTGCCGGTAAACAAGTGCTATCGTGTCTGATCGAATCTAGAAATTGGTTGAGTCGTTCTAGAAGGGTCATAATTGATTCGTTGGTTTGACATTTAATTTAAATAGTTGAGACAGTAGACCAAGATTAAAATGAATGAAGAATTTTATGCAGTTGTAAAGCTCGTGTCTGGTGAAGAAATTTTTGCAATAGTTATGCCCACACTAGAGAATGGTTTAGAATGTTTAATTCTTGCAGATCCAATCGTTATTACTAAAGTTAATACTAATGCTGGTTACTATGCTTATAAGGTTGAACCTTGGTTAAAATTAACAACTGAATCTATTTTTGTTCTTGAGAAGTCTAGAATTATTACTGTTGTTGAATCGTTTGATCAAGAAATGGTTTTCCTGTATAAACGCTACATTAACTCAAATAACTCAGGACCAACTGGAAATTATAGGCTGAAGAGAAACGAGGGTTACGTTAACAACGTTAAAGACGTTCGAACTCAGTTAGAAAAAATTTACCAGAGTCAATCCAGCTAACGAATTCGTCAGAATCCGATTCCCGTAGGGAATTCTCTAGATCAGTTAGCTTTATTTAACTTAGTTAACTTATTTAACTTTATCAGAACACCCTGCGGGTGTCGTCCCCTGCGGGGCCGGAGTCAATTTTTAATTTAACTTTTTAAATTTAACTTTAGCTAACGGATTCGTCAGAATCCGATTCCCGCAGGGAATTATTTAACTTCAGTTAAACGAGTTAACTGCATCTAACGTCATTCGAGAGGTGCTATAGATGCACGTATGCTATTCTAATCACGGATTTTCCATTTGTCAAGTCTTTGTGTGACAGTTTGAAAATTGGATCCTAGTAAACACGTAAAATTGGGTCCAGTTATTCAACTGTCCACTGCATTTGTCAGCATTTCAAGACCAAATTTAATAATACGCCCATACCACTTGACAAATTTCAAAAGTTGTGCTAGACTTGTCTGCATAAATAGAGATCCAAGGAAAAATAAATGATAACCACGTCCGTAATGAGAAAAAGAAGGGAATCCGTCCACTACGTCTCAAACACAGAACTATCAGATGCCCTGATTGAATACATCCACAAGTGTCGAGAAGCAAAGAAAGATAATCAACCCAGACCCAAGATTCCTGAATTTCTTGGCAAGTGCTTTCTCCAGATGGCAACAAGATTTTCATACAGCCCGAATTACGTCAACTATCCATTCATCAATGATCTAATCTCGGATGCTGTTGAAAACTGTTGTAGGTACTGTCATAATTACAACCCAGATTATGTCAGCCCAAGAACAGGCAAAAAAATGAATGCCTTTAACTACATCACTCAAATCATCTATTATGCCTTCATCCGTCGAATCAAGATGGAAAAGCGAGAAATGGAAAAAACCAGCAAGATTCTTGAACGATTAAATTTTGATCAGGTTATGACTGATGAGGGTGATGGGATTGATAATTACAGTGACTACAATTCTATCAAAGATAACGTCTACTCAAAATTGCGCCGATGAATAAAATTGCACTGATTACAGATCAACATTTTCAGGCCAGAAAAAACTCCAAAGAGTTCCACGATTACTTCCTTAAGTTCTATCAAGAAATCTTCTTTCCTTACTTGATCGAGAACAACATCAAAACTGTTATTGATCTGGGTGACACCTTTGATAATCGCAACTATCTCGATCCAGCAGCCATTGATTGGGCCAAGACGAATTATTATGACAGACTACAAGAATTAGGAATCGACCACCACGTTATTGTTGGCAACCATACAGCCAAGTTAAAAAACACCAACCGCATCAGTTCAGTCGATCTAATCCTAAGAGAGTATCCCAACATCACAGTCTATTCTGAACCAACAGAAGCTGTTATCCAGAATTTAAAGATCCTGTTCATCCCTTGGATCAATAAGGAAAACGAAAAGCAGACCTTGGATCTAATAGAATCAACCGATGCAACCATTGCGATGGGGCATCTTGAGTTAAATGGGTTCACTCCCTATAAAGGTCGTGTTATGGAGGATGGACGAAATTGCGATCCCTTTAACAAGTTCCAAAAAGTCTTTTCCGGTCACTATCATACACGTTCTGATAACGGCAGGATCTACTACATTGGTAACCCTTACGAGCTGTATTTTAACGATTTGGATGACGAGCGTGGTTTCGTCATTTTTGAGCCCGAAACCCTAGACCACCACTACATCAATAATCCATTTCGGATGCACTACCAACTCTCTTATGATGAGAGTTCAAACGACAATTCCATTGGGAACTACCAAGGCAAAATTGTCAAGCTGATTGCCAATAAGATCACCGACTTCAAACGCTTTGAATCCTTTGTCGAGGGTCTAAACAAACAACAGCCAATGGAAGTTAAAATTATTCAGGCTGCTGAAGTTGTAGAAGTAGACCAATTTGAGACTGTTGATACCGAAGATACCCTTTCTATCCTCCACCGTTATGTCGATGAGACGGAAATCGAATTTGATAAAGAGAAGGTCAAGAGTATTATTGGAAGCATTTATCAAGAAGTAATGCAGGCAATCTAATGTTTATTATTGCGCTCAAGAATCAAAAGCAGAATGGGGCCTTTTCGATTATTAATGAATTCGATGAAAAGGTTCTACTCTTTTTTCAAGAATGGGATGATGCTGAGCGTTATCGTATAATGTTGGAAGAAGACGATTATCCTGAAATGGAGATTCTTGAGTATGAAGATGACCTGATTCTTAAAACCGTCCAGATAACAGGTCATCACTATACCGTTATAACTCCCCACGATCTTGTTGTTCCACCTGATGCCTTTAAGAAATGATAATTTTTAAAAAGATAAGAGCAAAGAACTTCTTGTCAATCGGTGATAATTTTTTAGAGTATGATCTAACCAAGGATCATTTAACTCTTTTGAAAGGAAAAAACTCCAGTGGAAAGTCAAGCCTCATCGAGGCCTTTACTTTTGGATTGTATAAAAAGACTTATCGTAACATCAATCTACCTCAGCTGGTCAATAACATCAATCAAAAGAATTGTGTTGTTGAGATTGAGTTTGATAAGGATAATACGAATTGGTTTGTTCGCAGGGGTCTTGCGCCTAATGTTTTTGAGATTTATAAAAATGGTGAACTCCTAGACCAACAATCATCTGTTATTGAACAGCAAAAATGGCTTGAGCAGAATGTACTCAAGATGACCTATAAGACCTTTATTCAGATTGTTATTCTGGGTTCAGGATCTTACATTCCGTTTATGCAATTAACCCCAGCTGATCGCAGAGAAGTGGTCGAGGATTTGCTGGACATTAAGATGTTCTCATCAATGAATGCTCTTATTAAAGAGAAGATCAAAAACTTTAAGGACAATGTGAAGCTCTTATCCGTAAGGAAAGATTCCATTGAAGAAAAGGTTCAGATGCAGTCTGAATTTATTGAACAGATTGAGCAAAGAAGTAAACAAGAAATCCAAGAAAAGACGGATAACATTGGAAACATCTTTGCTGAGATCGAACAACTGGAAGCAACCAATCAGACCATTCAAGAATCCATTGATCAACTAACCCAACAATTAAATGCCTTTGATGGATCATCTGATCTACTTAAAGAACTCCTAGAAACAAAAACAAAACTAGGTATGCAAGCCCAACTTGTAACTGAAACTTACAAGTTCTTCAAAGATAATGATACCTGCCCAACGTGTTCTCAGACTATTGATGTAGAATTTAAAAAGCAAAAACAAAAGCAGTCTCAAAAAGAGATTAAAGAGATTAAAGAGACTTATGATTCTCTTATTGGGACTATTGATGAGGAAAGCGAAAAGCAAAATCAACTTAAACTTTTGAATTCAGCCTTATCAGAAAAAAATCAAGAACTACGTTTTAATCAACAACTTATTCACCAACAACAAAAGTCGATTGCTTATCACCATAAACAAATCCAAAAGTTAAATGAACAGCTAGAGAATCGAAATGCGGAACACCAGAAACTTGAGTCTTATGAGTCTCAACTAGAGCAATCAAAGTCCGAAATTGCCGAAACCAAGGAAAACATTTATTACTATGATTATGTTCATTCGTTATTGAAAGATTCTGGTGTAAAATCAAAGATCGTTGAGAAATACTTAAGAATTATCAATCAACAAATCAATAAGTATCTGGATCTTCTAGAGCTTTATGTAAATTTTACTTTAGATTCTGAGTTTAATGAAGAAATTACAACTCCAACATTCGATAAGTTCTCTTATGGTAATTTTTCAGAAGGACAAAAGCGAAGAGTGGATCTCGCCTTACTTTTCACCTGGCGTTATGTGACTGCTATTAAAAACTCTGCTAGCACTAACTTATTGATTTGTGATGAAATCCTAGATGGCTCAATGGATGAGGCAGGCCATAATGCTTTTTTAAGAATCGTTCGGGAGGAATTAAAAGAGTGTAATGTCTTTGTTATTTCCCATCGTGATGGAATTGAGCATCGTTTTGATAGTGTTATTGAAGTTGAAAAGCGTGGTAATTTTACGGTAAAGACAGAAGATTAGACTAAATAATTTAAAAATGGATAATTTAAAAATGGATCCTTTAGCAGAGTTTCTTGTAGAGAATAATTATTGCGATTCCGAAGAAGCTGCCCTTAAAATCTTAGAGGCATCTTCTTCCGAGTTTCAAGATTTCATTATTTTAGAATTGTTTGGTCAAGAGCGCAGAATCCAAAAGCAGATTGATAGTGCCACTGATCCTGCAGTCGAGCGTCAATTAAGAGATAAACTCCGCAATGTTCAAAGTAGAAATACAAAGATTAAACGGACTGTTTCTAAGGCTGCCTCAATGGCTGGAAGAAGGATTGCAAGATCAAGCACGCTCAAAAAAGCTGGTAAATTTGTCACAAGAACTGTTCTTGGTTCTTTAATTCCCTTTTGATCTAAATAACTTTATCTTAAAAGAATAAGAATCGAGTTATGGAATTGCATCAACCGAAGCAGCTAATGGAATCTTATTATGCTGTTTATGCTCAACAAGAGCCTGCTGAAGAGGATAATACTGATCTAGAGCTTTACGAACAGATTGTTGAGTTTCTTATTAGCGAAGGTTATGTAGAGGATCAAGACTCTGCTGATTCTCTTATTGATGAGATGGATGACGAGGAAATTCAAGAGATTTATGAGGCCAGTCTTGATGAAGGACTTGGTTCAGCAATTAAGAAAGTGTTTGGTATGAATAAAAAACAACCTCAAGCATCTGAAGCCCAACCTCAGGGTAGAACGGCCCAACTTCGTCAGCGTTATGGGGTTACCAGTAGAACCGGGGATAATTCTCCAAGAGGAAAGATTCTATCTAGAATGCAAACTCAAATAAACGCAGATGCTAGAAAGCACGGTCAACAATCTTCTGCTGTTCAGGCATCTACTTCTGCAAGGAATAAAATGCTCAAAGGTGGTTATAGTCAATTTGGAATGAATGATGCTAGAGGTAGAGGCAATAAGGCAAGAGAAAGAGCCCGGCAACTCCAGAGTGAAGAACTAGACCTCTACGACATCATCTCTGATTACCTCGTTTCTGAAGGTTTCTGTGATTCTTATGAAGACGCAGATGTTATTATGGTTAATATGAGCGAAGATTGGAGGGAGAGTATTGTTGAAGCAAAAATGGAAGCTGGAAAATCTGAATCTGAAAAAAAGTACATTCGGGGACAGCGTTACACTGATTCGATTGGTACGGAAGAAATGTATAAGAAAATGGACCCAGGCACAGCCGCTAATTGGGTTTCAGCCCAGCGGCGTCGAAACACAAAGGCAATGAGAGGAGTTAAAAAGTAACCCCCCCCCCCTTGACAAAATAAAAGACCTGTGCTATAATGTCCGTGATGCCCTAAATACGGGGCCTCACGGGCAACTTTTTATTTTGAAGTAAATTATGTCACAACACAATCATTGGAGATTCAACGAGGATAAGATCCTCAAAGAATTTGAAGAATACCTCATTACGACGTATGGACAACATTATGTCGATGATGAAAACGAGGGTCTGCAGACCATCGAGCGTATTTTGCATAGTAGACGAGAAGGATTCCTTGCTGGTAACATAACCAAATACGTTGATCGTTACGATGCAAAAGGAACCCCCAAACGGGATCTGTTCAAGATTCTGCATTATACGATTCTTCTTATCAACCACCTTGAACTTTGTAATACCACTAATGAAACTAACTAAAGAAACACTGGAGATTCTTAGTAGCTTCAAGGACATTAACCAATCTATCGTCGTCTATCCGGGTCAGATGATCAGGACCAGAAGCGAAGATAATAGGATTGTCGCTGAGGCTATTGTAGAAGAGACGTTTGAACGAGAATTTGCCTTTTATTCCATCAAAGGTTTTCTGGATGCTCATAACATTATTGGTTCTCCTGATCTTGTATTTTCTGAAGAAGATTATGTTCTCCTAAAAGATGGTCGCAGTGAAATCAGGTACTATTATGCCAACCCTGATCTTATCACTGCCCCAGAGCAGAGCAAAGTTTATAAGATCAAGTCTACTGCCATCTCGTTTGAGTTGAGCCAAATTCAACTGAATAAGATGATGAGAATGACTACTTTCGATAGTGATCGTACTCATTGGCTTGTTAACTTTGTTGGTGATGGCTCGGAGATTCATCTTGTTATTCAACACAAGGATGATCCAACAATGCCGTCTTACAACACTGTAGTTGGCGAAACTCCTCATACCTTTTGCATTAAGACCCTACTCGATTGCTTCTCATTTATTAATGGGAGTTATGAGATCCACATTTCTGTCGATAAGGGATTTGCACTTGAGGCAAAGAACACAGCTCGAAATCTACGTTATCTGATGGCCCTATCGCCTGATTCCACTTTTGAAACTTAATTATGGCCTATGAATACCTTTGGGTAGAAAAGTATTCACCCAAGACTATTGACGATTGTATTTTACCTGCTTCAATTAAGAAGCAGTTTGTTGACATTCGGGATTCTGAAAAGATCCCAAATATGATTCTTGCAGGACCCAAAGGAATTGGCAAAACCTCTTGTCTACAAGCTCTTTCTAAAGAGTTAGAACGTGATATGATGATTATCAATGGTTCAGACGAGAGGACAATTGATGTGATTCGTAACAAGGTTAAGAATTATGCCTCAACTGTGTCACTAAATCCGGGGAAGAAGATTCTCCTTATTGATGAGGGCGATAATCTAACCCACGATGCACAACTTGCCTTAAGAGGATGTATCGAGGAATTCCAAAAAAATTGCACGTTTATCTTTACCTGCAATAATCTCAATGGAATCCACGAGGCAATTCAGTCTCGCTGTCCTCCAGTAATCTTTAAGATCCCCTCTGCTGAAAAGTCCACTCTTATGGCAGAGTTTTATCAGAGGATCTTAGGTATTCTAGAGACAGAAAATGTAACTTGTGAGGATAATCGAATCCTTATCAAGTTCGTTGCAAAGCACTTCCCAGATTTCAGACGATCAATCCATCTCCTAGAAACCCATTCTAGAAGTGGGACTATTGGTACTAACCTATTGGCACAATCGTCTGACATTAATGTCTCGGCATTATTCAAGTGTCTCAAAGAAAAACGTTTTAATGATGTGAGAAAATGGGTTGTTGAAAACCTTGACAATGATCCAATCTCGATCTTAAGACGTGTTTATGATGGGCTGGACAATGTTATGGACAAACCATCTATCCCAGCCGCTATCTTGATTATCCACGAACATATGAATTCATCGGTCGCGGATAATGAGATCAATCTGGTTGCTTGTTTCACTAAGTTAATGGTGGATTGCGAATGGCTCTAGAACTTAAGGATTGGTTGAATTCTATCAACTTTACCAAAGAGGATCTGTCGGAACACATCAAAAGTTATCCATCTTTTGTTATCAATAAGATTCTCGCAGGGGACATTGGATGTGTTATGCTTGTCAATGAACTGAACAAGCGATACACGATGTCTCCTGAAATGCAGTATAAGTTCTTATTGTATTCTGTTCCTAAGAAAAAGCGTTATAATCCTTATCATAAAAAGACTAAGGATGAAACCCTTGACCTAGTAAAGGAATACTTTAAGGTCAGCACAGAAAAGGCGAGGGAGTATCTTGATGCCTTGACTGCAGAACAACTGCAGAACATTAAACGCGACCTGTTCAAAGGTGGCGTTTCTAAATAAATTATGTTTGTATCATTTTTAGGATTATCAAATTATGACAAGCCTTGATCGAAACTACATCCCATTCGAAGATGTAGAACCAATTTATGTTGAATTGAAAGAACCCGACGATTTTCTAAAGATTAGGGAAACGATCTCACGAATTGGCCTTTTGTCCCGTCATTCTAACGTTCTTTATCAATCCTGCCACATCCTCCACTCACGTCGAGGAACACTGTCGCCTTATCGCATCTGCCATTTCAAAGAACTGTTTGGACTTGATGGTAAACAAACCACTATCACCTTAGACGATCTTGCCCGTAGATCAACTACCGCAAGACTATTAGAGCAATGGGGTCTGTTGACTATTCTCAATCCTGAGGTTCTCGATAAGTATGGTTATTGCCCTTTGAATAAAATCAAGGTGGTTAGCTATAAAGAAAAGGTCGAAGGTGTTTATAAGCTAGAGCCGAAGTACACCATCGGCAACAAAGGACCAAGAAAGCAAGAAGAACCGGGCGGTTAAGCGTAATGTTCAACAACGTACCAACAGATATAGAGAACTTACAGTTGCTGAGGTCCGAAGCATCTCAGCTGAGATCCGAAGCATCTCAGCTGGAGTCCGCAGCATCTCAGCTGGAGTTAGCAGGTAGGAAGACCGACTTAGCATTATCGCGGATGCAATCGCGTCTCAACAACAAGAAGAACAGGTCGGTTAGCCCTACTTGCTAATTTCTCGGATCCGTGCTAAATATTTGCCAGGGATGCTCAATTGAGGTCTCTGGCACTTTCACTCGCTTTTATAGGAGTTCGATTATGTTCACTACTTACACCAGTCAAATTCTTAGCAATCTTGCTAAACAAAGCATTGGTTATGATTATGTTGTAGAAAAAATCTACAATGATGCAACTTTTACGTCTTTTCCCCCTTTTAACTCTTACACTAAAGACAATTTCTATTTTATTGAATTTGCCTTATCTGGCTATTCTAGAGATTGTCTGAAAGTCTACACCTCTGACGGTAACCTTGTGGTGGAAGCATCTAAACCTGATGCGGAAAAGGACATTGCTTATGTCCATAATGGGATCGCCCGTAGAGCCTTTAAATGGGTTCGAGCCCTTGCTGACAACGTTAACGTGAAATCGGTTAACTTTAACGATGGCCTTCTTAAGATCGAATTGGAGCGCATCGAACCAGAGTCACACCGCCGCCGTGATTATCTCTAAATAATCACAGGCTACCCCCTTTCTATCGTTGTCGCAACAGGGGGCCTGGCAAAATCCAGGACCCCCTTGACAAAATCAAAAACCTGTGCTATGATAGGACGAGTTCCACAACCCGTCCTATTTTTATGTTACTGACTAAACTTTTTATCCTCAAAACCGGGGAGTATGTTATTGCTCAAATCAATGACGAAAGCCTGATTGAACTTTATGGTCCATACAAACTGCATCATCCAAAAGTTGTCATTGCAACAAACACGCAACAAAATTCAGACGATCAAAACAAGCTTCAGACCAGTGTAGTCTTATTGACCTGGCCCCAGTTTACATTAGATACAGAAGTTGAAATCAATTTTTCGGCCATAACCAGTATTGTCAATCCAATCAAAGAACTCTGTGAACTTTATGAGAATAGTTTAAAATGAAAGACGCAAAACTTTTAATTCTCCCAACTGAGAAAATCATTGCAACAATTAAGGCGCTCGCACCAATGGAAATCGGTGGTGCTGACATTGCATTGTACGATCCTTTTGTTGTCACGGAAACCGATGGTGAATTTTACTTATCACCTTGGCTAATTGCCTTTACGTCCCAAAATAGGTTCGAAATGCATAGTGATAAATTTCTGACAACAGTTGAACCAAACTTCAAGCTACTTGCAAAATACGAAGAACAGTTTCAATGAATAAATGGCATACAAGTGTAAAATGCGTAGGAGATAAGATTCTAGTAAGAGGTTATTATGATGGTCTGCCTTATCAAGATGTTGTTGAATACCAACCAACTCTTTATCTTAAGTCAAAAGAACCGACTGATTATAAGAGCCTTGAGGATGAGTTTCTAAAGCCAATTAAGCCCGGTACGATCAGAGACACCAGAAAGTTTCTTGAGAAGTACAAAGAGGTTGATGGATTTAAAATCTATGGAAACGAGAGTCCGGTTTATCAGTTCATTGCTGATGAATTCCCCGAACGCATAGAATTCCAGATGGATAAGCATAAGATTTATTATCTGGACATTGAGACCACATCAGAACACGGTGGGGTTGATGTTGAGGCAGCAAGAGAGCAGATTCTTCTTGTGACGGTTATGGATTATACTTCCAAAAAATCCATAACCTTTGGTTCTCGCCCTTATTCAAAGATTATTGAGAATAATACTTACATTGAATGTAAGAATGAGACAGAATTGCTTGAGCGATTCTTAAAGTTCTGGGAAAAAGCCTATCCTGATGCTGTTTCTGGTTGGAACATCGAAACCTTCGACATTCCTTATCTTGTTAAAAGGATTGAAAAGACCCTTGGTAATAATCAATCTAAAAGACTTTCACCTTGGAAAATCGTAAGGCTCAAGAATGTTATGGATCGTAGAACCGAAAAGACCTACGAAACCTTTGAAATTTATGGAGTCAATGTTCTCGACTATCTGCCTTATTTCAAAAAGTATGCAGGTATTGGTGTTGAGAACAATAAACTTGATACCGTGGCACAAGAGGTTCTTAAAGAAACCAAGTTAGATCACACAGAATACGAAACCTTTGCCGAGTTTTATACCAAGGATTGGGATCTGTTTGTCGAGTATAACATTGTTGACACTCAGCTTATTGATAAACTGGAGAAAAAACTTAGACTTCTACAGCTAGCCTTTACTCTTGCGATGGATTCAAAGGTTAATCCTGAGGATACTCTTTCTCAAGGTAGAATGTGGGATGCGATCATTTATAACCATCTCCTGGCAAAAAATGTTATCATCCCCACAAAATCTCCATCAGAGGAAAAAACCGAAAAGTACAAAGGGGCCTTCGTAAAACCACCCCAGATCGGCAAATTTAAATGGGTTAGCTCATTCGACGTTTCCTCACTGTATCCATCTCTTATCAGAACATTTAACATCAGTCCAGAAACCTTGGTTCAAGAAAGGAATGATACAGTAACAATTGATGCTATTGTCGATAATACCTTTACTCCAAAGCCAGACCATTCTGATTATTGCATTTGTGCCAATGGTTCGATGTATAGGAAGGAGTCTCAAGGGTTTCTTGCTAGGATTATGGAAGAAATGTTTGAAGAGCGTAAAGGTTATAAAAAGAAGATGCTCGATTATCAAAAGGAATACGAGCTTAATCCTACAAACGAATTAGAAGAGTTGGTGGCAACTTATCGGATCTTACAAGAATCCAAAAAGCAATGTCTCAACTCGGCTTATGGAAGTTTGGGTTCGTCTTACTTTAGGTTTTATGACATTCGCAATGCTGAGGCCATCACTTATATGGGCCAGGCTGTTATCAAGACAGTTGAAAAACATCTAAACTCTTATCTGCAAAAGGTCACGGGTGAAAAAATTGACTTCATTCTAGCAGAGGACACCGACTCTTGTTTTTTGAATTTGGAACCAGTCGTAGACAAGGTTTTCAAGGACAATCTTCCCTCAGAGCAGGAAATTATCGACTTCCTCTGTTCCATCTGTGATAATCAGATCCAAAAGGTTATTGATCGAATTTTCGAACAGTTTTCTAAAACTACCAATGCCTTCCAAAACTGTCTTCATATGAAACGAGAGAAGATTTGTTCTTCTGCCTTATGGAAAGCCAAAAAGAATTACATCCTTTACGTCTGGGATAATGAGGGTGTTCGCTACTCTGAACCAAAGATTAAAGTCAGTGGAATCGAAGCGGTTAAAACCTCAACACCCGCTGTCTGTAGAGGAAAGATTAAAAAGGCCATTGAATACATTATGAGTTCAACGGAAGATGAGCTTATTGATTTTATTCAAGAGTTCAAAGCCGAGTTTTTTGCCCTTCCACCTGAGGATGTATCATTCCCAAGAAAGGTTTCTGACATTGATAAATGGTTCAGTAAGTCAACTACATACATCAAGGGAACACCTATTCAAGCAAGAGCAGCAATCCTTTACAATAAGTACATAAACGAAAAGAATCTTGTCAATAAGTACCCCTTGATCAAGAATGGCGAAAATCTTAAGTTTTGTTATCTAAGAATCCCCAATCCAATCAAAGAAGATGTTATTGGATACGTCCAAAGATTCCCGAAAGAACTTAACCTTGAAAGCTACGTTGATTATCAGAAACAGTTTGAATTAACATTTCTTCAACCATTAACCAAAATTCTTGATGTTATTGGCTGGAGAACAGAAAAACACGCAACATTAGACGATTTATTCTAAAATGGATTTTTTAAAAAGTATTGTTAAAGAGATCGGCAAAGAATACGCTGCCGTTGCCTCGGACATTGTTGAGAATCAGACCTTTGTTGATACAGGCTCATACATCCTTAATGCCTTGGTATCTGGAAGTATCTTTGGTGGTATCTCTCAAAATAAGATCACTGCTCTTGCTGCACCAGAAGCCTGTGGTAAAACCTTTATTGCCCTTTCTGTAGTCAGAAACTTTCTACAGCAAAACCCTGAGGCATTTTGCCTTTATTTTGATACAGAGTCTGCTATTACCAAAAAGCTACTAGAGGATAAAGGGATCGACATTAATCGAGTTGTTGTCATTAATGTGGTCACTGTCGAAGAGTTTCGCCGCAAGGCGCTTAAGGCGGTGGATATGTATTTAAATACACCGAAAAAAGAGCGAAAGCCTTGTATGTTTGTTTTAGACTCTTTGGGTATGTTATCAACCAATAAAGAGATTGGTGATACCCTAGCAGAAAAAGACACAAGGGATATGACAAAGGCTGCCCTACTCAAAGGTGCGTTCCGTATGCTAACCTTAAAACTGGGCCAGGCTGACATCCCAATGATCGTAAATAACCACCTTTATGATACAATGGAAGCCTATGCAACTAAGAAAATGAGCGGAGGTTCTTCGATCGCTTATTCAGCATCATCTATCCTTTACATCTCCAAGACTAAAGAAAAAGAAGGAACCGAAATTGCAGGAGTTATTCTCAGATTCAAAACGATCAAGTCTCGATTAAGTAAAGAAAACCAAGATGTAGAGGTTCGACTATTTTATGATGAACGAGGATTAGATCGCTACTACGGTCTTATTGAACTGGGAGAGGAAGCGGGTATTATCCCTAGGGTTGGTGCTCGTTATGAGATTGATGGTAAAAAACTAGGAAGAAAAACAATCCTAGAGGATCCAGAGAAGTATTTCACTCCAGAATTACTTGAGCGTCTGGATGCTTATGCAAAAACAAAATTTATGTATGGTCAATCAACCAAAGGTGAAGAACACGATGACAATGACGACGACGAAGACGACGATCCAGCTGAATGATCTTATTCAGATTTATGATGATGCACTTGAGCCTGAATTATGTCAATTATTGATTCAGGCCTTTAATGATAATCCCAATAGCCAAGAGGTTATTGATAACGATAAAAAACCATCGTTTACACAACTGAATCTAACGGAGTTAACCAACTCAAATGAACGTCTGAAGCTCATTCAAAATCTGGTCTTAAAGAAGCTCTTTGATTATAAAAAAGAGTATTATGAGTTTGTATCAGACAGAGTATTTCCCCAAGAGAATAGTTTCGAATACTTCAGGATCAAGAAGTACAATAATGACGGGAATGACTTGTTTGATACTCACGTTGATGTTATGGATGCTGGATCAGCCAAAAGGTTCCTATCTTTCTTGTTTTACCTGAACGATGTTGAGCAAGGTGGGGAGACGGTTTTCGAGGGCTTGACAATTCAGCCAAAGTGTGGTAGACTGATTGTGTTCCCGCCGCTATGGATGTTCCCCCACAAGGGCTGCATCCCGGTCAGTAACGAAAAGTATATTTTGACAACCTATTTGCATTATAAGTGAATGTGGATAAAACTGAAATTTTAATTCTGAAGAACCTGATTTACAATGATGAATACACAAGGAAAGTATTACCGTTCTTAAGGCTTGATTATTTTCAAGACTATTCCCAAAGAGTCTTATTTGAAGAAATTGGTGAATTTATCAATGACTACAATAAGCTACCAACCAAGGATGCTCTTGAAATTGAACTAGAGAGAAGAACAGACCTAAATGAGCAAACCTTTGCAGAAATCAACACCATACTGGCATCACTTGATCCAGAACAAGTCTCGCAGGATTGGCTTATTGATACAACAGAACGATGGTGTAAGGATAGAGCAATTTATCTGGCTCTTATGGAGTCATTGCAAATTGCCAATGGTAGCAATGAACAGAAAGGACGGGATGCTATTCCATCTATTCTACAGGATGCTCTTGCTGTTTCTTTTGATAACCACATCGGCCACGATTATTTCGAAAACAGTGATGAACGATTTGAGTATTATCACGATGTAGAAAACAAGATTCCGTTTGACATTGAAAGACTTAATACGATCACAAAAGGAGGAATTAAGAAAAAGACCCTTAACATTATTATGGGTACGACCAATGCTGGTAAGTCAATTTGTCTTTGCTCTTTCGCTTCTGGATACCTTAAACAAGGAAAAAATGTTCTCTACATAACACTTGAAATGTCCGAGGAAGAGATCGCAAAACGTATTGATGCTAATGTTCTTGATCTCAACATTGATACCATAGCAACTGTTCAAAAGAAAGTGTTTGATGATAAGATTCAACTATTAAGGAACAGAACCAATGGACAATTAATTATTAAGGAGTACCCAACAGGCGGTGCATCAGTTAATAATTTCAGGGCCTTATTAAATGAACTTGAATTAAAGAAAAAGTTTGTTCCTGACATTATTATGGTTGATTATCTTTCAATCTGCGCCTCATCTAGATTCAAAAAAGGATTTTCTAATTCTTATGAATACGTTGGTTCTGTTGCAGAAGAACTGAGAGGTCTTGCCAAGGAGTTTGATGTTCCCTTATGGTCTGCAATTCAATCCAACAGGGACCAACAAGCCAACACTGATCCAACATTAGCTGGTATCAGTGAATCTGCTAAAATCGGCCACGTTTCTGATTTCTTATGTGCGATTATCTCAAACGAGGAATTGGAGCAACTTGGCCAGTATATGTTCAAGCAAATCAAAAATAGATACAATCAAAAGAGTAAGCTCACCCGGTTTGTGGTTGGTATTGATTATACCAAAATGAGACTCTACGATGTTGAAAATGATGATTCGCAACTACAGGAGTATTCGGAAGAAGAAACTGAAATGCCTGATCTAAAGGCGAAATTCAAAACTTTTAATTTTAATTGATTTTATGACTAACCCACAATTTGACAACATCCG